CATAGGCTCCGGTGCGGTTTGGCGCTGTCGACTTGATCTGATCCCGGACGGTATTCCCGGCCTTTTTTACAGCGGCCTTCATATCGTCGCAGGTGGCATCAGCAAAATCATTCAGCTGCTTCATGACTTCGTCTGCCAGCTGGTCTACCTTGATCGTACTCATGACCGGCTCGCTTTCTGGCAGAGGAGCTTTACTGCCTTGCGCTTATAATTCATGTGATCCACACCGAGGATGTCATAGGGCACATCTCTGAACAGGACACGGTAGCCGGTCGATGTGACAGCCGCAGCCTTCTGGCAGAAGCGGATCGTAAAATCGATCTTAGAATCGTCAACTATGAGACCAGCATCGGTTTCTTCCTTTGGCGATTCGGAGCTGACCGTAGCGCTGCAGCTGTAATAGGGAGCCCACTCATTTTTGTGGTTGCCGTACTTATCGACCACGACCGAGTTCTTCTGTATCTGGATGCGGACGTTTAAAAGCTCGATCTTCATCAGAACGCCTCCTTCCGCATCCCGAAGAGAAGTGACCGCAGCGTCAATGTCAGGGCATGGTGGTCAGCCTCCTCCCTGTGCTCATAGAGATAGCCGATGGTATAAAGGACAGCGATCCGGGCTTCCTTGTAGTTCTCTTCAAAGGCGGCCTCATCCTCAATCCTCACGATATCCATGCAGAGCTTCTGCGCGGAGCGGGACAGGCTTTCGATCAGGCTGTTGTCGTCATCGAAGTCCACCCGGAGATATTCCTTTGCCTCGTCCAGTGTCACCAGCATAAATATCACCTCATTTCAAATAGGCGGTGCCGCGAGTTTTTGCAGCACCGCCCGTATTACGATCAGGAACCGGAAGAAGCAGTTCCCTTCATGGTCAGAAGCTGAACAGCCTCCGGCAGGATGAGCTTGCCGTCGACACGCTCCTTGGCCACGTAGCCGACCATGCCGTTACCGGCGAACAGCTCCTTCAGCTCCTGAAAACTTCTGGTGCCGCGATCGCCGATGTTGTAGTACTTGAAGTCGCCGAACGCGATGAAGGGCTTACCGGCCTCCGCAACAGGTGCGAACGGAGAAGTCAGTACCTCATAGCCGAGAAGTCTGTCAGGCTCGCCGGAGATGAGGGCAGGCTGCCACATGTACTGGCCGTTCAGATCCTTGAGCTTGCGGAGGGAAGCGATGGTCTGGTCGTTCAGGATGAACTTCGCGTTCTTTCTGTAGGGACGCTTCAGGGCGTATACCAGATTGATGATGTCGTCGGACTCGATGGAGGCCTTAGCGGTTACGACGCTTGCCTGCGCACCGCCCTTGGGAGCGAAGATGCCCAGAGGCTTGCCGGTGCCGTCGCCGTTCAGGAACGCGTCCTCCTCGGCGTTGGCCAGCGCCTTGCCGAACTGGTCGATGATGTAGTTCTCCAGATGGAAGGCGTTGTCGTACAGGAGCTCCTCCGTTACCTTGATGGCGACATGGAGCTTGTAGGCATCCAGCATGATCTGGTCGAAGGTTGCATCACCGAAGGTGAGAGCGCCGCCCTCCTCAATCCACGCTGCAGCAGGCTTGGTCGCTGCAATGTTGATCTTGTGCTGGCCGCTGGTAGTGATCGTGGTGCCGAGGCGACGCATGATGTTCTCCTCGTTCAGCACATCGATGAGCCTGTGGTCGTATTCCTCCGGAACGAGGTAGCCGCCGTTCTCGTCAATGCCTTCCTGCAGAACATTACTGATCTGGCGGAAGTTGGTGCGCAGCGCCTGCAGCATACCCTTGCGGTACTCGTCAGAGGCGCGACCGGTTTTCTTTTCCGGCTCGGCAGAGGCCTGATAGGGTCTGCCGGTGATCGGGGAGTTGACCGGCTGGGAGAGCTCCTGCTCCATAGCTTCCTGACGCTGCATTCTGGAGATTTCACGGCTCATGTCCATGATTTCCTTCTCCATCTGGTCGTAGGTTGCGGAATCCTCATCGGAGAGGATGCCCTTGTCGGTGCGGTGGGACTCGGCAAAGTTGCGAGCCGCCGTAAGTGCCTGATTTCTTCTCTGCATCAGTTCTAAGATAGTCATTATGAAAATCCTCCTTCATTACATGAACTTTGAAATAGTGTCGAGCCGCTCCAGAATGTCATCGACAGAGCGACCGGTTGCGGCTGGGGCAGGGATCTCTGCCTCAGATGCCGGTGTGCGGTATTTGGCTTCGAGCTTGTTAAGGAGCGCCGTGTTCATCGCCTTACGGGAGAACATGACGGCCTCCACAACCGGCTCCGGTGCATCATCGTCCTCGGCATCTGTTCTCTGCAGAATGTCATCGGCAAAGCCCAGCTCGACGGCTTTGGTCGCATCCATCCACGTCTCTGCCTCCATGAGGCGAGAGAGCTTGGCGCGGCTAAGGGACGTCTTGATCTCATAGGCGTTGATAATGCTGTCCTTGACGGATTCCAGCATTTCGATGGCCTTCTGCATCTCGTTGTGGTCGCCGAACGCGATGGTTGCCGGATTGTGGATCATCATCATGGAGACCGGGGACATCAGCACCTTTGTGCCTGCCATCGCAATGACAGAGGCAGCAGAGGCGGCAATGCCGTCGATCTTGACCGTGACGTTGCCCTTGTAATCCATCAGCATGTTGTAGATCTGTGCTGCGGCCACGCAGTCACCGCCCGGAGAGTTGATCCAGACCGTAATGTCACCGGAGCCTGCGTTCAGCTCGTCGCGGAACAGCTGAGGGGTGACGTCATCGTCAAACCAGCTTTCCTCCGCGATGGTGCCGCTTAGGAACAGCGTCCGCTCGGTCACCGGCTCCTGCGTCTCCTGATTCACTGCTGTCCGGGTCTTCCAGTTCCAGAACTTCTTCGTCTTCATCGGATTCTTCCTCCTTTCCTGCGGCAGACGAGGCCGCGAATATACCTGCATCCTCCAGCTTGGTCATGTTTCCGTTGATGAGATAAAGGTCACCGCCGAGCTCGGCAGGGATGCGGTCAAGGTTCTCAAGCTCCCGGATGTCGTTGGCGCTCATCCAGCCGTTCTGTCTTGCAGTGGCATAGCCGTTCATGCGGCTTTGGTAATCGCCGCGAAGGAGGCCGTCGACATTGAACTTGACAAAGTAGTGAGCCTTCTCGTCCGGAGTCAGGAGAGAGCGGATAATGGCCTGCTCCCATCTGGCCACCCACGGGTCGAGGGTGTATTTCACAAACTCCAGCGATTGCTGCTCAATATTAGAAAAGCTCGACTTCTCCAGATCCCCGATCATGTGAGGGGGAATGCGGAAAATTCGAGCGATTTCATTGATTTGGAATTTTCGTGTTTCGAGGAACTGCGCCTGCTCCGGTGCTATGGAGATGGGCGTGTATTTCATGCCTTCCTCCAAAATGGCTACCTTCCCGGCGTTCTGGCTCCCGGAGAAGCCCTTGTTCCAGCTTTCGCGCACCCGGTCAGGATCTTTCACCGTGCCCGGATACTCAAGGAGGCCTCCCGGCGTGGCACCGTTCGCAAAGAACTTAGCGCCGTATTCCTCAGTGGCGATGGCAAGGCCGATGGCGTTCTTGGCCATAGCAATCGGGCTGTATCCCACAAGGCCGTCAAAGCCGAGACCGGGGATGTGCAGCACGTCGGTCGGTTTTAAGATCACCGTGCCGGTCTTCATGGTCGGTGCGTCATCGCTTCCGACCTGATAGCTGTAAAAGAGTTTCCCGTGCTCGTCCCGGTCAACCGTCATGCGGTTTGGCATGAGGGGATAGAGACCTACGACCTCGCCCTTGCCGTTCCGGATCACCTGCGCGTAGGCGTTACCCCACAGGAGCAGGTGGGTCATGAGCGTCTCCCGGAAGATGAAGGAAGTCATCTCCGGATTCGGCTCATCATGGAGCAGAAAGTACAGCGGATGGTCGAGGGCTTTTTCCTTCCGGCCATTCTTGTCATACCGGTACAGGTGGAGCGGTAGGCCTGCGATAGCTTCTGAAAGGATGCGGACGCAGGAGTAGACCGCTGTCATCTGCATGGCGGAGCGTTCCGTGACCGCCTTACCGGAGGTCGTGCCTCCAAGGAAGAAGCGGTAGGCACTGCCGGATGTGGCATTGGTGGGCTTGTCGCGTGTACGGAAGAGGCCACTAAAGATTCCCATATGATCACCGTCCTTTTTAATGTAAAATATTTTAACGTAAAAATTATTGACAATAAAATCCGCGCGTGATATTATTTCGGCAGAAAGGGGGTGCTCCACATGAATACGAGTACAGAAGCGGTAGAACGTCTCCGCAGGGATTTACCAACAATACGCAATGTGGTGGGATGGTCTGCCGAGCATCTTGCTGAGCTTCTTGACGTTTCGAGAGTGACGGTTGTCAATCTTGAGAACACCCAGAAGAAAATGAGCAAGATCCAATATCTGGCTATCAGAGCTCTTCTGCAGGAAGAGATCGTAACCAATCACAACAGCACACTCGAAAATGTGCTGGCCGTCTTGGTAGACAGAGATAACGTTCCTGAAAAAATGAAACAAGATCTCCGAGACCAAGTCGAAAGGGTTGTAAAAACCGTAGGCCGCAAGGCTGGAAGTGCGGCAGTAGCTAAAAACGTAGCGCCCATTGTTGAAAAGACAATCGGGGAGATGAAACTAAGTGAAATCCCCGAAGAAGTCATTTTGCGAGGGCAGGCAGCTGTGGATGAGATTCTTACAAAGCCCATCCGCAAAAAGAAATAACCATCAGGAGGTAAAAAAGTATGATTACCACAAAAAAGTCATTTGGTCTGAGCCTTCAGGATTTTGGAATGAATATCCTGCAGGGTGTCCGTAACAACATCGCAGAGCATGAAGATGAGGCCTGCTTCTATGAGAGGCAGAACAACATTGCTACCGCAGCTGTTGCCATGCGCGATGCAGGTTTAAGTGATGAAATCATCACAAGCATGCTCCAGAAACACTGGGATCTGCGCCAGAGTGAGGCAGCCAGCTTTATTGACTGGGCGCATAGCCGTGTTCCTGAAAAGCTGCAGATGACATCGCCTGCTGCAGTGGCATCGGTTAGATAAACAGGATGCCTCGGCTGTCATAAACCGACGCACCCGTATCGTTGCCGCAGCGTATCGCCCGGTCGAGCGCCATGATGGTGGCAATCGCTCCGTCGATCTTTTCTGTGGATTTCTCTTTGTCTGCTTTGATGTTTCCAGCCGGGTCAGTGCGGATGAAGATGTTATCCATCATCCAGCGGAGCACCGGGTGGCCGCCGTGGGCGATTTTCTCCTCCAGCGTCAGCTTCATGAGCTCTTTGGTCGGAGGACTCATATCCTTAAAGCCCTGACCGAAGGGGACGACCGTAAAGCCCATGCCCTCAAGATTCTGTACCATCTGGACAGCGCCCCAGCGGTCGAAGGCAATCTCGCGGATGTTGTAGCGCTCGCCGAGGCTCTCGATGAACTGCTCGATGAAGCCGTAGTGGACGACATTGCCGTCCGTGGTAAAAAGGTAGCCCTGCTTCTCCCACAGATCATAAGGGACGTGGTCTCGCCGGACGCGGATGTCCAGCGTATCCTCCGGCACCCAGAAGTACGGGAGCACCTGATACTTGTCATCCTCATCCTCCGGAGGAAATACCAGCACAAAGGCCGTGATGTCCGTGGTGGAGGAGAGGTCGAGGCCGCCGTAGCACACTCGGCCTTCCAGTGCCTTCTCGTCGACCGGGAATGCGCATTTATCCCACTTGTCCATCGGCATCCAGCGGACGGACTGCTTCACCCATTGGTTAAGCCTAAGCTGCCGGAAGGCGTTCTCTTCACCGGGATTCTGTTTGGCAGAGTCGCAGGCCTCCTGTACCTTCTCAATGTCGACAGTGATCCCAAGGGAGGGATTGGCTTTCTTCCAGACAGCCGGATCAGTCCAGTCCTCATTCTCGGCAGCACCATAGATTACCGGGTAGAAGGTCTTGTCGATCTTCCTGCCTTCGAGGATATCCAGTGCCTTCTGGTGTACCTCCCAGCAGATCGAGTTGGTGTTGTCACCGGCAGTCGTGATTAAAAAGAAAAGCGGCTGCTTTCGGGCATCGCCGCTTCCCTTGGTCATGACATCAAACAGCTTTCGGTTCGGCTGCGTGTGCAGCTCGTCGAAGATGACTCCGTGGGTGTTGAAGCCATGCTTGTTGGCCACATCCGCTGACAGCACCTTGTACTTGCTGTTGGTGGGATTGTACACAATGGTACGGGTGGACTTGTTGATGGTGACGTGCCGCTCAAGGGCAGGGCAAAGCATCACCATGTCCACAGCCACATCGAATACGATCTTGGCCTGATTGACATCAGCGGCACAGCCGTAGACCTCCGCTCGTTGTTCGCCGTCCGCACAGGTAAGGTACAGGGCAATGGCGGCAGCGAGCTCACTCTTGCCCATCTTCTTCGGAATCTCCACGTAGGCAGTCGTGAACTGCCGGTAGCCGTTTGGCTTTAAGGTTCCAAACACGTCACGCACGATCTGCTCCTGCCAGTCGATCAGCTCGAATGGCTTTTTGTACCATTCACCCTTGGTGTGCTGAAGGCTCTCGATAAAGGCAACAGCGAAGTCGGCGGCGTATTCATCGTAATGGGAGTCCTTCGCCATGAACCGCGTCGGTTTGTAGTTCTCCAGTTTCCTCATCATCGGTTGTTTCACCTTCCTCCTCATATGGAATCAGCCACGACGGATCTGCCACCATCGCGTCGTAGGGCAGCTCTGTTCGGTCAATTTTGAATTTCATAATGTTCTCCAAGGTATAAAAATAGCCGCTGCCAATCTTGGCGCGACTTCCTGTACGAGATACAGCCCGGAAGGGGCTGCACTCCGCGTTATTCGTTTTTCGTGTATTTTCTTACTTCCTTCTGACGTCCACCAGCCAGCTGGCTCTCTTGTGGTATTCGCCGGTGGCCTTCTCCAAAACCTCGGTGTCCTCTTCGATGTAGTGGAGGCCTTTGCCGACCTTGATCAGCCTGACGTCCTCGTAGCCCTTGACCGTTGTGCGGTAAACCGTCGCCCTGCGGCTCTCGCCGTCGTAGCTCTTGCCGTCCCAGCCGCCGAAGGTGAAGGTGACCTTTTCCTTCGTCTTGGTGAAGAAGCTCTCGAAGTCCTCTCTGGTGATCGCGGTGTTGTAATCCTCAAGGAAGAAGTGGTTTCTCAGTTCGTATGCGTTCGTCATGGTTTTTACCTCCGTTTTGTGTGCTTTGTTTTCCCTTTCGGTATGTACATATATCACTCTAAACGGGGATAATAGCAACTCATATATGCCGGATATCCGGGAGTAATTTACACAATTATCAGGCGGTCAAACTGTGCATTTTACTACGACCAGCAGAGCCCGTAGGCTCCGTGGCTGGCGGCTTATTGCCGCTCGATCCGGCAGGTCATCCCATCCACATCGATAATGCGGCAGGTGCGTCCGCGCCAAGCGATCTCCCGGATGCGGACTCCGGTGTAGGCGTTACTTTGCTGTCGGTCGTAAAGGATCTGGCCGTGCTGCTCCATCCAACTGGCAAGGCGTCCCATGAGCCTTGCTTCCTGCTCCATCTTGTCTGCGTAGTTCATGCGGCACCTCCCTTAGTCCAAGGAGAAGCGGATGCCCATGACCTCGGTCGGCTCCTCGTCTCCCCAGCGGTTTTCCTGCCGGGTGATGGTGCAAAGGCCTTCCATCGTGCAGCCTGCTGCGGCAAACTGGTGCAGGTTTTCCATGACCGCCGTGCTCTGGTTGGTGTAGACGAAGGTCTTGATCCCGGCCTTCCGGAGGGTCTCCACGAAGTCCGTGACCTCGCGCTCCCAAAGGAAGTCGTCCGTCTCCAGTTCATCCTCCTTGCGGCTGATACTGGTCGCCCAAGCGCGGTAGGCTTTGCTGACGCCCTGTTCAAAGGGGAACTTTGCTGCGGCGTCTTCCTCGTACCAAGCCTTGAGCTCGTCCGATTCCCAGCCGAGGGTATCGATGATCTGCTGTTTTCTGGCCTTGCGCTCGATCCGGGCTGCTTCCCATTCGTGGCCGATGCGCTTAAGCTCCTCGAAGTAGGCGTTGTTCTTGTTCATCATGGTTCCTCCCTCCTTACTGCTGCATCGCCCAAGCGATCGCGTGGCCGTCGTCTTCGAAAGCAACCTCGCTGGCTGCGTAAAGCCCGATGGTTCCTTCGCAGGAAAGGTCGTCATCGAGGTGCTCGTAAACCGCTCCGAAGTAGCTGGGCTTTCCCTTGCCGTTGTAGTAGTATCCAGCGAGGAGTACCTTGTCGCCAAAGTTCAGGATCTTGCTCCAGCGGCATTCGAGGTCTTCCGGGGTGGTGGGGTTCGGGAGTCTGTAGGTTCTCATTGCTTCGTTGATTGTCATGGTCGTTACCTCCGTTGTGTGTTTTCCCTTTCGGTACGTACATATATACTACGAAACTAACCCCAGCCTTTGAGGTACGTCTATATACGCTCTACAGGCAAAAACAGTCAAGAGATATTTTTAAAGACCATGTTTTACGAAAAATGGGTGCAAAAAGTT